AAAGTAGATTTGGAGATTTTTCTAAAACCTTTGAAGTACCTGCAACAAAAAACAACAATAGATTATTTAGACACATATACAGAGCAGATATAGTTAATGATAAAAATGTATTTGCACTAAAAGATTGTAGAATATTAGTTGATGGCATTAACTTTTTTACTGGTAAAATACAGATAAAAGGAAGCATACAAGATAAAAACCCTAAATCATATAGTTGTGTTATCACAGGTGGTAATGCTACATGGGTTTCTCTAATAAAAAACAAAAATCTTTGTGATCTAGAATTTGCCAACACTTCTACTCAAACTTTTGATTATACAACAATAGAAAATAGTTTTAACAAAACACAAGCAAACTCCGAAATAGTATATCCTTTAGTTAGTTATGGTGACTTTTATCCAACCTCTGCTAATGGTGGTGTTAATTTACAAGATGAAACTGATGACTCTCAAGACTGGAGAGGATGGTTCTGGGTTTATAATTTATTAAAAGAAATATTTAAAAACATAGGTTACACTATTAGTTCTAATTTTATTGAAACTGCTGACTTTAAAAAACTAATAAGTCATTTTGGTTGGGAAGTTCCAATTAGCGATGCAGAAAATTTAAATGAAACTTACAAGTTAGAAGCAAAAAGAGTAGGACAAACTCAAGCTACAGCACAACTTATTGGTTGTACTAACTTACTTAATATATCTGGTACAGGAGCTAGTATCGGACAAGACTTTACAAATCAAACTTTAGTATTTAACACAGAAGTATCAGACATTTCAAATGCACATAATACAACTACAGGAGTGTGGACTTGTCAAAGAGGAGGTTTTTATTCTTTTAGTTCAAAGATAAATGCTTTGTTTGCAGTCAGTACATTCAGTAATGCTTTTTTATATGATTTAAAAATGACTTTGAAAATAGTCCATAAAGACAGTACAGGTACTGTTTTAAATACATTTAAAAATGAATTTGTTGACATATTTAATTCAAGATTACCTCAAAGTTTCTATCATTATTACAATAATATAAGCGTACAAACACCAGATTTTATCATAATAAAAGCTAACGAAACTGTACAAACACAAATTGATATAGAAACAAATGCTCGTACAGGTTCTTTTAAGTTTGGTTTTGCTTTTGTTGACTGGTCAAGTTTTCCTACGTTTGACAATGAACCAAGAATGATTGCAACTTTTGATGCAACAAGAATTAATATTGGTTATGATTTTCAACTGCATGATGTTTTGCCTTGTAATGTAAAACAAATAGATTTTATAAAAGGTGTAGCTCACTTATTTAATTTGCAATTTTACACAGATGTAAATAGTAAAAAAGTATATGTAGAACCTTACAATGATTTTTACAATGATTTTAGCACAGCTTATAATTGGTCAAGTAAGGTAGATTATCAACAACCAATAGAAGATAGATACGAGATAGGTTTAAAAGAAGAGATAGTATTTAAATATAAAAATGATAGTACAGATAAATATTTAGAATATCTTAATACAGATGAAAATGGCAATGTATTACTTAATCCTTTATTCTCTTACTATCAAAGTCTTGGAAGAAACTTTCCAAAAGGTAAATTGACATTTGAAAATCCTTTGTTTGCACCAACCATACAAACTTGGGATAATGATGTAAGGGATGGAACAAACATTAATGGAGTTTTAATTCCAGCGATGTGGACAGAGATTGTTTTGGAAAATACAATAGGTGCAGAAAGTGCAGCTTTTCAACCAGTTGAAAGACCTGATAAAGGATTTAATTATGAACCCAGAATAGCATATTATCATGGATTAGTGCAAAATCCAAACAATTCTAATTATCAAACTAGATGGTCATCTAAAGAACTAAATAGTGCTGGTAATCCTATAACTTTTCAGAATCTTGTTTATCCAAGAGCTACTTTTGTAGATTATGAAGATTCTTCATTTGCATCTTTGTCATACAATGATGAAATTATATCACCACCAAGATCAGGAACATCAACTACAGCTAAAGGGTTATATAGTGTGTATTATAAAAAAATGATACAACAATTAATTCAATCACCAAGAATAAGAACCTTAAATTTAAATCTTAAAATTAAAGATGTAAGAAATATAGATTTAAGAAATTTAGTAATGATAGATGGTCAGTATTACAGAATAAATAAAATTGTAGATTTTTCACCTGCAAAAAATATAACAACAAAAGTAGAACTAATACAATGGTTTGAAGTTTAAGATATGGGAAAAGCAAAACAAAATATATTAGCAAAAAAAACAAGCGTTATAAATAAATTAAATGTAACTCCAAATGGTACTTTGACTATAGGTGCTGGTTTTGTTTACTATGAAAACTCATCTAGTGATTTTGCTCAAGTAGTTACTACAGATGAAAATGGTAACATACAACCTGTGATTCTTTCTACTACGTCTGATTATACAGAAACAACAATAAATAGACCACCAACAAGTGTAACATATAGTAACGAATTAATTGCTTCATAATGTTTAGATTAAAAAACACAAATAATAGACTTAAAATAATTGGCAAAATACTTGTTGATGGTTTAAAGGATGAGTTAAAAAATCAAAAACACACAGCCACAGGGGCTTTAGAAAGAAGTATTAAATACATTAGACAAAACCCAAGAGGTATATCTGGTATCAGATTAGATGTTATTTCTACTCTAAACAAATCTTATTGGCAGGTTGTCAACAACCCAAGTAGACATACTTTTCAAGTGAGTATACCAGCTTTAAAAAAATGGGTTGTAAATAAAGGAATACCTTTAAATGCTTTGTATGCTATTTACAATAAACTTGTAGGTAATAAAAATACAAACAGAAGAGGTTATTATGGTAGACCTTATGTTTATTGGACAGAGGGTAACAACATTAGAAGAACAGACTTTGCAGGGTATACAAAAAGAAAGTTTAAAAAACAAATAGTTAGTGAAATACAAGTAGGTGTTGGTCAGGATGCAGTGCAGATGATAAGAGATAACATAAAAAAGTACATTCCAAATAGAGAGGTACAAAATCGTGGATTTTTAAGATAAATATTATGGCAAGAGATACAGAAAAAATAATAGTTCAGGTAGTAGTTAAGGGTCAAGAACAATTAAAAAATCTTGACAAACAAACAAAAAATGCAACCAAAAGTGCTGGTAGTTTAGTAAAGCGATTAGGTAGAATGGCAGCAGGAGTGACTGCTGCTGTAGTAGCTTTTAGAAAGCTGTCTGCTGTGATAAGTGCAGGTGTTAAAACTTTTAAAGAGTTTGAGTTTGAGATGGCTAAAGTAAGAGCAATCACTGGTGCGTCTGAAAAAGATTTTAGAAAACTAGAAGCTACAGCATTACAACTTGGTAGAACAACATTCTTTACTGCACAACAAGTAGCACAATTACAAGTAAACTTTGGTAAGTTAGGATTTAGCACACAAGAAATATTAGATGCACAGGAAGCTACATTATTACTAGCAACAGCAACACAATCAGATTTAGGTAGAGCAGCGATAGTAGCTGGAGCTACTGTTAGAGGTTTTGGATTAGATGCTAGTGAAACTGCTAGGGTAGTAGATGTCATGGCAGAAGCATTTACATCATCTGCACTTGACATTGAGAAGTTTCAAACATCTATGACTAAAGTATCACCTATTGCAGCAGCAGCTAATATTACTTTAGAATCTACAACAGCAGTCATGGGAACACTTACAGACGCAGGTATAGAAGCGTCTATTGCTGGTACATCATTAAGAAATATATTTTTAAAGATGGCTGATCCTGCATCAGATTTATCTAAACATCTTGGCTTTACTGTTAATAGTTCAGAGGATTTAGAAAAGGCATTACTAAAACTTAATGGTGAATCTTTATCAAATGCAGAAATGATGGAGCTTGTTGATTTAAGACAAGTAGCTGCATTTGCTACAATGGTCAATGGTACTGATAACATCTTAGACATGACAGATGCTTTTGAACAAGCTAATGGTGCAGCAAAAGAGATGGCTGATATTATGGCTGATACCTTACAAGGAGATATACTACAAGCTAAGTCAGCTTGGGAAGGTTTTACACAAGCATTGATTGAGGGTAGAATTGGTAGAACACTTAGAGCATTTACACAAGGTTTTACTTTTACTATAAATAAATTTACTGATAACATGAAAGATGCTGAATCTTTAGCTGTTGATGTGTTTCAAGAACAATTAAATATAGCTAAAACACAACAAAAAGAATTAGCAGAGATTGGTGAAGAAACATCTATGGTAGAACAGATACAGTTTCGTATAAATGAACTTGAAAGAGAGCAAGAGGTAAGAAGTCAACAGGTTGGTACAACAGAAAAAGATGAGAAGAAAAGACAAAGAGTTTTTGAAGCAACTGAAATAGCTATTAAAGACTTAAGAGAAGAAGTAGAAAGATTGACAAAGGCAGAAGAAGAAAATGCAAGACAAGCACAATTAGACGCAGATATAGCAGCAGAAAAAGCTAGAAGAGCAAGAGAAAAAGAAAGAGAACTTGCAGAAAAAGAAAGACTTGCACAATTAGCAAAATTAGAAAGAGAAAGACAAAAAAGGTTTAAAAAAGAAATAGCTGATGAAAAAGATAGGCATAGAATTGTTTTAGCTTCTTTTAAAGAAAGACTTTTAAATGAGGAAGATACACAAGAACAATTTGATGCAAATGTTTTTAACGCAGAGCAACATCATTTAGGAGAATTGCTAGTATTGTATCAAAGATATGGGATGTCTATAACTGATATTCAAAATCAAATATTAGATAATCAGTTAGCTAATAATAAAAAAGAAAATGAAGCTAACGCAAAACTAAATCAAGATAAACTTGACAGACAAAAAGAATTAAAAGATTTTAGTTTGCAAACTGCTAGTAGTTTGTCTGATATGTTATTTCAGATTGAAGCACAAAATTCTCAAAGAACTCTTGATGCTCAGGTTAAATCTCTTGATGCTAAGTTAGAAGCTGGTATAATTTCTCAAGAAGAATACGATAAAAGATTAGATAATATAAATAGAAGAGCTTTCAAAAGAGATAAAAGAAAAAATCTAGCACAGGCAAGTATGGAGATGGCACTAAGTATTATAGAAGCATCACCAGACCTTTTAAAAATGGCTCTTGCTACTACAGTTGGACTGTCAGGGATTGGTATTATAGCTTCTCAACAATATGCAAAAGGAGGTATGGTGCATGGTAAATCACACGCTAATGGTGGTGAGAAGTTTGCAGTTGGTGGTAGAGTAGTAGAATTAGAAGGTGGGGAAGCTGTCATAAATAAACGTAGTACGTCTATGTTTAGAAGTCAGTTATCTGCTATGAACGCAGCAGGGGGTGGTGTTAAGTTTGCAGATGGAGGTTTATTGAATATGCCGTCATTTGCAACAAATCAATTTAATGCTGTTGGAATGAATGGACTTGCAGGAGCAGTAAGTCAAGGAGGTAGAGTATATGTATTAGAAAGTGACATTACTAATACGCAAAATAATGTAAGTCTGATACAAAGTCAGGCGGGATTTTAAAAAATTAACATATGTTCGTTGATAAAAAAGAAAAACAGAGAAGATTAGATATATGCAAAAGCTGTACCTTTTACAGAAACTTTTTAATGTTAAAATACCCAAAGTGGGATAGAGGAGCAAGGTGTGCTAAATGCACTTGCTTTCTTGATGCAAAAGCAGCATTGACAAAAGAGTTTTTTGGTAAATGTCCAATAGATAAATGGTAATATGACAGATATAAAAGCAGTATCAAAAACTTTTACAAAAGCACAAAAAGAATTAATTATAAATACATTAAAACAAAATGATGATTATACTAGAAATTTTAGTCATCATAAAAGAGAATGTATAAATATTTTATTTGCTGAATGGCATAGGTTATTTCCTGCTAATAAACAAGATGTAAATTGCACAAGCTGTAGAAATGCTGTAATAAAGTTTTTTAAAACTATGCATATAGAGTGGGACACTGAAATAGAAAAACCAAAAAAGAAAACTCGTGCCAAAAAATCTAAAAAATAAACCTAAAGTAATTTACGAGTACATAGAAACTTTAACTGTAGAACTTACAAAAAGATTTGGTAATGACCCTACAACCAAAGACATATTAAGACATCTTGTTGAAAGAGGTATGATAGAGAAAAGAAGATTAAGAAATTATATGATAATAACAGACTTTGATAAAATGCTTGTACACAACGAAGGTAATAGAACTGCTACATTTATGGACTTATCTATAAAGTATGAGATATGTGAAAGTCAAGTACAAAATATTGTATATAAAGACAGAAGAAAAAGTAAAATGTCTAGTAACGTATCTACAACATAAAGTTTTTTCCTTTAATTAGGTATCAATAAATAAATTCAGTAGTAATTTTGTAGTATGAACGGAAAATGGTACGAAATTAAAAACGAAGCATCTGCATCGACAGATGTTTATATTTTTAATGACATCGGTACTTTTGGTATAACAGCACAAAAGTTTGTTGATGACATTAAAGGTTTGGATGGACGTGACATCACTTTACATATTAATAGTGTTGGTGGTGAAGTTTTTGAAGGCATGGCAATGCACTCGATAATCAAAAACAGAAAAGGTAAGACTACTGCATACATTGAAGGTATTGCAGCAAGTATTGCTACTGTTATAGCTCTGGCTGCTGACGAAGTAGTTATGAGTGAAAACTCTTTGTTTATGATTCATAATGCATGGGGTAGTAGTCAGGGTGATGCTAATGACATGATGAAACAAGCACGAGTGCTAGAGAAGATAAGTAACGAAATAGCAGAGATTTATGTTAAGAAAACTGGTAGATACTATGACGAGATCATGGATTTAATGGATAACGAAACATGGATGACTGCTGAGGAAGCGTTTGAGTATGGTTTTATAGACAGAATATCTGATGCAATTAAAGTTGCAGCTAAAGCAGATGTTTCTCAATATAAGAACATGACAAACGAAAAAGTAAATAAAATCCTAAATAGTAATTTAAAAAGTAGTAAAATGACAGAAGATTTAAAAAACTGGTTTAACAGTAAAATCGATGAAATCGTTACTAAGGTAAAAGGTGATAATAACTCTGAAACTGCTGTTTCTGACGTTGAGATTACTATTGCTGACAAAGAAGAAGTTATGAACAAACTTACAGACTTTGAAGCTAAATTATCTGAAGCTAACGAAACTATTTCTAACTTAACAGAGGAAGCTGCATCTTTAAATGGAGAGAAAGCAACTTTAACTGAGGAGGTAGAAAGACTTAACGCTTTGTTAAATAAATCAGAAGCTACTGGTACAGAAATAAAAAATGATACTGAACCAGCAGTTGTTGAAAACAAAGTTGTAGACGCTAATGCAAGTTTTTATAATGCAATGGCTGATAGAATTAAAAATAAATTTAAATCATAATTAAAAAATAAAATAAAATGGCAAACGTAGCAAACAATAGTATAGCAGCAACTTATAGTGGTGCTCAACTAAATCAAATATTTTTTGAGCCAGTATTTAAGAGTGATGACATTATGCGTAACTATAGAGTAATTCCTAACGTCAAGCATAAAATGAATGTTTACACTTCTGCTGCTCTAAAAAATATAGTACAACCATACACAGGTTGTTCTTCAACAAGTGGTAGTACACAATTTAACATTGATGACAAAGTTATAACTGCAGGTAGATGTAGAGTTGCTTTAGAGCAGTGTACAGATGAGTTCTTTGGAACTTACATTGAGGAAATGTATAAAAGTGGTGTAGATGTAATGAATTTAGAAGGAACTCAATTAGCAGACGCAATCGTAAACAGAGCAGTATCTGGTATTGGTTCTGACGTAGTAAGATTAGCTTGGGGTGGTGATGGAGCAAGTGCAAATTATGACGCATTTGATGGATGGATGAAATTAATGGGTGCTGATGCAACAGTATTAGCTGCTCAAATTCAACAAACAGGTGCAGCGTCAGTATCAACAGTTTCAGCAGCACACGCAATAGGAATCATAAGAAAAGTTTATGATGGTGCTCCAGCAGAGCTTCAGCAAATACCAGCAGCAAGTAAGAAAATGTTTGTAACTCCAAAAGTTTACAATGCATACCTTGCAAACTTAGAAGGAACAAGTGCTGATTTAGCTTACCAAGCTCAAGTAGATGGTGCTCCAAGAGTTTCATTTAGAGGAGTAGAAATAGTACCTATGTATGAGTGGGACACTATTTTAGCAGCATTAAATCCAGCAATCTTTGTTGACCAAAGTGCAGCAGCAACTGGTAATACTGAAAATGGTGTATGTTATTGTGCAGTAGAAAACTTAGTTTTAGGTTCAGATGTAAATGACCCTGAATCATCGTTTAAAGTTTTCTATGATGACTTAGAAGAAAAAATGTTCTTCAGAGGTTACTTCAAGTTAGGTGTACAGTTTATGTACCCTTCTTTAGTACAATGGGGTATAATTACTACATAATAATTATGTAATTTAGAGAGGGTGTAAAAACCCTCTCGTATTACTTTTAATAACTTTTAAAAAAATAATAACATGGCAATAGATACAGGTATAGCAATAGATTGTTCAGCTTTACAGTCAACAGGTGGTATATCACAGATTTGTTTAAGAAGTTTTGATTCTTCTGACTCTGTTACTTATGATAACACTGCTGGTAAACATGAAATATCTTCTATAGGTAATGGTGGTGGTACTGCAAGTTGGTTTGTTTATGAATTTAAACAAGAAACTGCTGAACTAACTGTTAACGCAACTAAAGAAAATGGTTCTACAGTATTTGAGTGTGGAGTTAACTTTATGTTACCACAAATAAATAGCACTAAGATGCATGAGTTACAGGAGATGTTAAATGAGTGTATGATGGCAATTATTGTGACTACAAATGGTGAGAAATTAGTTGTTGGTTTAAGCGAAAAATACGCTAATGAAGATGTGATTTTTAGAAATCAAACTTTCTTAAATTTAGCAAGTATGGAAGGTGGCACTGGTGCAGCATTTGCAGACCAAAATGGTTTAACAATTAATTTACTAGCAAGACAATTTGAATTACCAAGACAATATTCTGGTACTTTGACAGTAGACACTTCGGCTTTGACAGCCACTTCATCATAAATATTATTTAGGTTTGGTAACTCTGTAAAACTCTTAGTCATCCTAAAATATTTTTTATGTGCAATTGTGAAGAAAATTTATTAGATTTATCTAGTTTAAAAATTTACACACTTATGGCGACATATAAAGCATTAAAAAAAACAACAATATATCATGGCACTAATAGTGTTATAAGAACAGCATCAGCTTCTCAAGAAGAGTTAGCTTACCTATATGATGTTTTAGGAGCTACTGATGTGATAGAAAAAATTGAAAAAACAAAAGATGGCTCAAAGAAAAGTAAAAAGCAAAGTAAAGACATCGACAAAGAGCAAGAGTAATACTTTTGAGTTCGGTGTTTTTAATTTAGCTACACCACAACATATTGAAGAACCACAAGACTTAAGCAGAGTATACACAGACTTTATACCTTTTGGTCAAAACAATTTATTTCCTCAATATCTTGCAGAGCTAAAAAGAAAATCATCTACACACAGAAGTGTATTAGCACAAAAGACAATCTTTACAAGTGGTGCTAAGTTTGTTACAAAAAATGATAATTTAAAATCATACATTAGAGATGTTAATGCTGATGGCGAATCTCTTAGAGATGTATATAAAAAATTAGCAGATGACTATTACACTTTTGGCAACGCATACCTAGAAGGTGTTTTGTATGAGGGTGGTATGAATTTATATCATGTAGACGCAACTACTGTTAGAATGTCTAAGACAAAGAAAGATGTATATATTCATCCAGACTGGGCAAGATACAAGACGGAAAAAGAGAAGATGAAAATATTACCTTTATATCCAGTAGTTCGTAACAATAGATTTATTATACATTTTAAAGATTATGAACCAACATTTAATTTTTATGGGTTACCAGATTATGTAGCTGCATTAGAGCACGTTGCAGTAGATTATGAGATTGGTAAATGGAATCACACAAAGTTCCAAAATGGTTTTCAACCATCAGCAATCGTTGAGATAAGTGGTGATATGGGAGAAGATGAAGCAAAGAAGATGGTAAAAGAAGCACAAAAGAAATTTGTTGGAGAAGGTAACAATGGTAAGATATTATTTATAGTAAAAAATGGTGATACTTCCCCTGCTAATGTACAGATAATAAAAGATGATCAAGATGGTAGTTGGTTAGACCTACAGAAGATTACTGATCAAAACATTATTACTGCACACAGATGGCAACCTTCTTTATCTGGTATTGTCAGTTCAGGTAAGATGAATAATACAGGTAGTGAAATTAGAATAGCTTATGACTTATGTATGACAACTGTTGTTAAAGACACATCAGATATGTTGTTAAATGGTATAAGAACCTTATTATTCAAGGAACTTAATTACGAGCCAGAAGAATTAATGATACACTTTGAACCACCTATCTCTTACATAACAGATATAGATGTCAAAGAAGTGTTGACAATAAATGAGCAAAGAAAGCTATTAGACGAGGACTTTCCATTACTTGAAGGAGGTGATATGTTTATAGCTGATAGAGAGATTATAGTGACACAGAGAGATGATGATGGAGATGGTGAAATAGAAGAACAAAAATCAGTTACAGTAGAACAATAATATGGCAAACGTAAATAACAAAGCAACCTTAGTAACAGCAGCAGAAGTAATTAGTAATAGTTTTACAAATGCTAATACAGACCCTGCACTTATATCAAGCAACTCTATCTTACTTGCAGAGTTAGCTCATATAAAACCTGTTCTTGGTAAAAAGTTTTACGAAGAGTTAAAGACACAACATGATCCTACTGGTACTTTATCTACTGCTAATCAAACATTGATGGACGACTTTCTTACAAGAACATTATGTTGGTTTGTAAGATTTGAGGTAATCAATGAAGTACAAAGCAATAGTTCTAGTATGGGTATTGTAAACAATATAGATGAGTTCTCTTCTATTGTTGACCCTGCTGACTTAAATGCATACAAACAAGACACATATAGAAAAGCTAGTGTATATTTAAAAGACATGATGGATTACATAGAGGATGATGACCAAAATGGTTTATACCCAACGTATGAGTCTAACAGACCTAACAGAGGGTTTGCATATAAGAATCATGGTATTATAATGTACGATAGTATATATACTAAAAATTATTATCCAAGAACTTATACAAGTTGGAAAGACTACTGTCCTTGTGATGACTGTTAAAAATATATAGATGGCAAATAACGAACATAAAAATTTAAGTAATGCAAATCTTCATGTGCCAAAAGATTTTAGCACAGCTAGTAATTCTACAACACTTACTAAAAACAGTAGTGGTAATTTATCTTGGGTAAGTAATACAGATTTAGGTAAGCAAAGATATAATATCATAGGTTTTTCTTTAACCACAGACCATAACAATAGTAATTATTACAGAGCAGCACACATGACTGATGCTCAATCGCCAAATCAATATAGTTCTGACACAGGACAAACAGCAGTCACTTCAATTAGTATTAATCACAAAACACTAATTACTAGAGCAGCAAATATTGTTGTAGATGCAGATTCTACTGTATATAAAATATATGGTTGGTTAAATTCAAGTGGTACAAATGCTATTACATTAGCAATAGCTAAAGTCACCCCTGAAGCAAACAGTACATCAACCCATAATCCAGTTGTTATAGATGAAATTACAGTTGCAGGTTTGGGTTCTGACCAAAAATTAATACAAATAAATGAAACTACGATAACTAATGCAAGTTTGACGGCAGGTGATTACTTGATAGCTTTTATAAAAGAAACAGCAGAGGGTGAGTTAGAACCTTCTAACATATACTGGCAAGTACAGGTATGCACAACAACATATTAATAATTTAAAATAAAAAACAATGAGTTTATACGATACAGACAACACACTATTATTTGAGATGCTAGGTAAAGGTAATGGTCACAATATCTTTACTACAGACGCACAAACTGGTAAGGATTATTATGCAGTACACTTTGTACAAGAAAGCGTAATATCAAGCATTACAGTAGCAAATGCAGATGGAGATAGCCACTTACAAGCTACTATACCAGCAGGTACTACTATCTTTTTGCGTATTACAGCAATCACTTTAAGTAGTGGTCTAGCAATAGGTTATAAAGAAACAGACGGAGATACATCAGCATAATGTTACAGCTTGGTAATAAAATAACTGTAGGAGAACCTATATATAAGTTCCAAAACAATCATAGCGTAGACTTTGATGGTGTAGATGACTTTATACAATTAGATGAACCTATAAGTTATACACAACACACTATAAGCACTTGGGTAAAAATTTCTGATACAAGTGATGTAAAAACTATTATAGATGCAAGAGACGCATCAGATGACGGAATAAGGATAAGAACTGACGCTAACGAACAGATTATATATGAAGTAAATACAAGTGATATATTTACGTCAGATAGTTTTGTAGACGTATGGACACATATTGTAGCTACTTATGACGGTACAACACAGAAATTATATATCAATGGTAGTTTAGTCAGTAGTGCTACAACCTCACAAACAATAAACACTACAACAAACGCTAAAATAGGTGCTAGAAACTTTAGCACAAGAGCAAACGAGTTTGCAGGTAAAATAGACGAACTAGCAATATACGACAGAGCATTAACAGCAGCAGAGGTTACAGAGATATACAGAATAAAGTATGGTGCTAACTTAGTACAGAATGGTAGATTTGATGAGTTAGGTAGTGAGTTAGCTACAAATGGTAATTTTGATACATCTATACCTCTTGGAACTGCAGGTAGCTATTGGACAGTACCGACAGGTAGTGGTGAATATCATTTAGGTGGTGTTAAAATGATTGCAAATGATACTGATATTTGCAGATTGCGTATGGTAAATGTCAACAATGGAACTCAAGTTCTACCTTTAGGAAAAACATTTAAAATAACATTTACTGTTTTAGAAAAAAATAATACTATTTCAACAAGTTTAAAGGTTTATTTAGCAGGTATAACTCACACACTAACCACAGATTTAGGTACTCATACTTTTTATTTAAACTCAGGTAATGCTGTTAATAAAATATTACAATTTCAAAACCAAGCTCCAAATTCAGATATAACAATAGATAACGTATCTGTTAAACAAGTAGACCCTAACGACAGGTTTTCTTTAGATCCAGGTTGGGCGTATGGTGATAGTAAAGTTATAGGTGACGGAACAACTTTTAATGGAGTTATTCAAAACTCAGTAATGACAATAGGCAAAACTTATAAAATTAGTTTTACTATTTTAGATTATACAAGTGGTACTTTTAGAGTTTTACCTCTTTGTAAAGCTGACGCATCAGACATTAGATATAGTGGGAATGGTTCATATAGTGAAATATTTGAAGCAGCAACAACTCAAATTAATATACAACAGCAGCTATATGTAGGTTCACTAACAAACCTAATGATAGAAGAACAAAAATATGTAGCTAGTAACCTTAAATTAAATAGTGGTAACTACAAGTCAGCAGATCCTGTTATAGTATCTACAAATAGTGTTGATTTTGACGGTACAGATGATTATTTAGAAGTAACAAAAAAAGATTTTTTAGGCACATCTGATTTTACTATTTCGTTATGGATTAGACCTGACACAGTAAGTGCTAATAATTACATAATAGGACAAAGTACAGACGATAATACTAGGTGGTATATAAGGGTAAATACACTAGCAAACGTACAAATGTTTAGAAAAAGTGGTGGTATGTCATTTAATCTTCAAGGTGGTGCAGTTGTTTTAAATGAATGGAATCATATAGTAGTCACAGAAGATAGAGACGGTTCAGCTATAGCATATTTAAATGGTGTACGAGTACATAGTCAATCAGGTAATAGTCACGATTTAACAACTACAGGTAATTTAAGAATTGGTAGCTTTGAACTATTTGGAGCTTATTTTGACGGCACAATAGACGAAGTAGGTATATTTAATATAGCACTTTCATCTGACCAAGTTGGTGAATTATACAATCAAGGAGTACCTAGTAACCTATCAACACATTCAGCAAATGCAAACCTAACAGGTTATTGGAAAATGGGTGACGGCACACTAGACCAAGCACCACTAATAGCAGACCAAACAAATGCTACTTTAGGTAGTGAGTTAATTACTAATGGAGATTTTGCTAATTGGAGTGGTGGACTTCCTAACAGTTGGAATCAATTAGGTGGTAGTGGAGATGCAAATAATTATATAGAAGAATATCAAGGAAAACTTCGTATAGTTAGTAATGGTGGTAGTGGTGCAGCAGTAGAACAAAATGCACTTATTGTTGGCAAAATATATAAAGTTACTGCTGATTTAGTAGTTAATAGTGGTGGTGGTATGCGTTTTCAATTAGGTGCTAATTCTACACATCATATTTATACAACTACACAAAGTATAGAATTTTATGCTGAATGTAATGGTACAAATGGTTATTTACAAATAATAAGACAAGGCACTACAGATTTTACAATAGACAACGTATCAGTAAAACAAGTAAACGGCAATCCTGCACTAATGATTAACGAACCTACAATAGTAACAGACGCACCACTTACTAAGATTAGAAACTATTACAGAATGGGTGATGGTATATTAGACAAGTTTCCTTTAATATGTGATATGATAGAACCTAGTTTAGGTAGTGAGTTAGTTACAAATGGTGATTTTGCTACAGATAGTGACTGGACTTTAACACAAGCTACAATTACTGATGGTTCTTTAAATTTATCTACATCTGATGGTAGCTATACTGCTGCTACACAAACATTAGGAACGATAGGCAATGTTTATGAAATAAGTTTAGATGTTTCAGATATTGTTGGAACTATATCTGTTGCTATTGGTGGTGGTACTGACGTAGATATAACTACAAACGGTACACATACTGTTTATATTACTTCTGCATCAACAACATTTGAAATAAAAAGAAAGTTTGGTATTACTAATGTATCTGCAACAATAGACAACGTATCAGTAAAACAAGTAAATGGTGTAGCAGGATTAATGACAAATATGACAGAAGCAGATATAACAAATGACGTACCAAGTTAAAAATTAAAATTATGAGAAAATACGCAATATGTGACATAGAATTATTAGACGAAGTAGATGCTGAGGGTAACCCAGTATTCGATTTTGGTGAGGTCTTAGAGTCTAGTAGAGAAACAATAAGAATATCTAATGATGGTTTATTATTCATAGCTAAGTGGGAAGGTGATACGCCTGTTTTTTTAAATGACGTAGATACTTACACACACGCAGAAATATTAACAGAACTACAAGGTTCTAATTGGACTAGCAACGAAGAATAATGAAACCACTATCAGAAGATACATCAGTAAGCATGAATGTCAAAATGATTGGCTTTATGATAGTGATAGTAACTTCTGTTGTAGGTGGGTGGTTTAATCTCAAAGCAGAAATTAAAGAAGCTAAGAAACTGCCAGAGCCAATAATGACTGAACAAGAGTTTATGTTAAGAGAACAACTACTGCAACAAGCTATATTCAAAACACAAGAAGATATAGCAAAGATTGAAAAGTCTATACAAAGAATAGAAAAAAAATTAAGATAATTATGGAAGATATTTTGCAGTTGATTGAAGGTTATGGTTTACCCTTAGTTTTATTACTTGGTGCTTTGTATGCATTATATAGATTCTTCTTCTTTAGCATACATGAAGTCAAGAATACATTTTCTAAACACCATGAAAAAAATGCATCTAACATGGAAGAGATAAAAAAGAAAATAGACATAATCTTAGAATACATAAGAAAACAATCGTGAGTATATTTACAAAAATTTTAGGTCAGACAGGTATTGACATGGCTGAAAAAGCAGCAGATATAGCTGATAGATTTATACAAACAAAAGAAGAAAAAGCATCTTTTGAGATGGAGCTAAAAAAAGTTCTGATTGATGCAGAAGCAGCAATGCAAAAAAATGTAACAGAGAGGTGGAGAGAAGATATGAGAAGTGACAGTTGGTTGTCAAAAAACATAAGACCACTAACTGTTATTTTTCTGGTAGCTTGTACTGTGTTACTAATATTTATTGATTCTGGTGTACTTGACTTTGAAGTCAAAGAACACTGGGTAGATTTACTACAAATTATATTAGTTACTGTCATAGGTGCATACTTTGGTGGTAGATCATATGAAAAAATAAAAAACAAAAAGTAATGGCTAGAAAAAATGTATTTGTTTTTTTAGAAACACCAACAAGAAAAAGAAAAGGTGTACACGCTAAAAGCAAAACATCTAAAAACAAAGGAGCAAAAAATTACAAAAAGCCATACAAAGGTCAAGGTAAATAATGAAGCTAAAATATTTTAAGAAAAAAGAATTTAAATGTCCTTGCTGTGGAGAAAGCAAGATGCATCCTGAATTTTTAAAAGCACTTGACTTAGCAAGAGGGTTCTCTCGCACACCCTACAAAATAACATCTGGTTATAGATGTCAAAACCATAACGACTCATTACCTAATTCAAAACCAAACAGCAGTCATATTGATGGACTAGCAGTTGACGTTGCTTGTACTGACAGCAGAAGTAGAGCTTTAATTATTGGTGGTTTGGTAGAAGCTGGATTTACTAGAATCGGTATAGCTAGTACATTTTTGCATTGTGATTTAGCAGATCAATTAGGTGAAAAAAACACCAAAGACGAGATTGTCTTTTGGCTGTACTAAGTTTAACTAAAATTTTATAAATATGGACAACATCTTTAATTTAATCGGAAACTTTGTAGGTAAACTATCTACATTATTATTAAGCATTTTATCTCTTGGCATTATTGCTGAGGTATTATTTGGTACACCTGCTTTTGGTTTATCAGTTATAGGTAATGTGATGGCTATTATCTCTTTGTTTGGGTCAAATGGAGTAGTAGGAATTATAAGTTTAGTGGTGTTATATCACTTATTGAGCAAAAATTAATATATTTGTAAGTTCTTACTAATCTAGTAAGAATTTGTTTTTGTTTAGTTTTAAAGAGTCAGTTGTTGAGAAACTCCTGACTCTTTGCTATTTATGATAGTTTGTTTAGTTATATTTGATAAAACCAAAGCATATGACAGAAAAACTAAAAGGTAAAAGACTTAGGTTGTCAGCAGAGGAAGTAGAATTAATTTATGAGTTTAGAGGTAAAGACCTTGACAACATCAATAGCAACTCAGCTTTAGATTTACATTTATTAGAAAGAGGTATAGATAAAAAAGACGTAGTGTCTGTCAAACACTGGCAGAACATGAAGGGAGAGCTAAGATTTTCTATCGTTACTAAAGAAGATATAGGTATTGATGATAAAAGTATATTTAGTAAAGTAAATGAACTTGTTTCTACACACTCCCCTAAGTATAAAAAAATAAAAAGAAAAAAAGGTAATCACCTTCTTGTTATAAATCCAGCAGATATTCACATAGGAAAATATGCAGATGCTCTTGAAACTGCTGATCCTTATGATATTGAAACTGCTGTAAATAGAGTAACAGAAGGCGTAGAAGGCATTTTGCAAAAAGCAGAAGGGTTTGATATAGAAAAGATTTTATTTTGTATAGGAAACGATGTATTGCACATTGATAACGTATATAACACAACTACTAAAGGTACAAGGCAAGACGTAGATGGTAAGTGGTGGCAACACTATGAAGTAGCTCTTAGTTTATATGTAAGTTGTGTAGAGATGTTAAGAATGGTAGCACCAGTAGATTGTATACATTCTATGAGTAATCACGATTATCAAAGTGGTTATCATCTTGCTAAATCTTTACAATCTTGGTTTAGACAAACAGATGATGTAAGTGTTGATGCAAATCCTAACCATAGAAAATATTACAAATATGGCACTAATCTTATTGGACTAGAGCATGGTGATGGTGCTAAGATGGATAGACTACCATTACTTATGGCACAAGAGAATCCTATAGATTGGTCAGAAACAAAATATCGATATTGGTATTTACATCACTTGCATCACAAAGTAAAACATAAATGGTTAGATGCAAAAGATTATATTGGTGTTACTGTAGAATATCTTAGAAGTCCATCAGGATCAGATAGTTGGCATAACAGAAAAGGTTTTGTTGGTGTACCAAAAGCAGTAGAAGGATTTATACATGAGAGAGAAACAGGGCAGGTTGCAAGGTTGGTTCATTATTTTTAGTTTTTATAGTGTATATAAAAAAAAGTTATATATTTGCACTAATTAATACTAAACAATATGACAACAACAAATTTATTTACAAACGAAAAACAAACAACAATGAGTAGAAGAAACTACAAACCAGAAGAAAAAGTAGAGGTCAAAGAAACAAGAGCCGAAACTTTAAACAGATTATATAAAGAAAATAATCTAACAGCAGAGGATGTCTATAAAGACTCTAGAGGATTTGCTATTATTACAAGGACAGGAATCGACAAGATTGTTTCTAAGCAAAACATAACAGTAGCTTATGAACCAGTTATAATGGAGAAAGACTGGGTTGTAATAAAAGCAGTGGCGAGTATGAAAGAGGGTAAGACAAGCATGAGAAACATGATGAGTTTTGGAGAAGCATCTGATAACAACCTTATGGGAGGTGGTAAGAAGTTTCCTGTAGCTATGGCTGAGAAAAGAGCAATGTCAAGAGTTGTTCTAAAAATTGCAGGATTTTATGAGCAGGGTGTGTTTGGACAAGATGAGATAGTAGATTAAATGAATGAGGATGACTTTATAGACTCTTTGTTTGATGGTAAACCTGCAAAGGCAACAGAACAACAATTACAAATAATTGAAACTTTGTTACCATACACAACATTAGATTTACAAATGCGTTCAGAAGTAATAAATAATTTAGAAAACATGACTGAGATAGAAGCTGAGTCATTGTTGCAGTTTATTGACGAACATAGAGTCTATTTAGACCCTCAAGATGAATATAAAAAACTTAAAGAAAATGGGGCGTTTGACAGTTAACATATATAGAACAATGGCAAAAGGTTTTGTTTACATGGTGTGGAATGGTGAACATTTTATTGGAGAAATTGATCATCATGGTTTACAAACAATGTTAAGTAAAGATGATTACGACAAGGTAAAAAATAATACTAAAACAAAATTTTTGTTAGATTTAGATAAATTACAACAATATGTCAAACCACCAAAGTATAAATACTAAATATAAAACTATGACAAAAAAATATAATTTACATAAAATAAGAGAAGCACGAAATGAGTTTGAAGCAATGCTTAGAATTAAAGGCATATCTGCAAGAACCTTTGCGAAACTTCTAGGTGTTGCAGAAATAACAAGTGCAAAGTATATTAACGACCCTACATTACTAAGATATAGTCACATGGATAGCATTGCAATATATTGCAGAATGTCTGTAAAGGATATTATAGATTTAATAGAATATGATCTCGTGAGTGATGCAGAAAGATTTGATTAATTATTTTATTTTAGAATGTAAACAAAAACAACAAATGAAAAATCTGTACCAAAGTAACATAAAAAACATGAATACATATTTTAAACCATCTTTTGTAAAAGAAAAAACAAATAAGTATCTGGGCATAACTGCACCTTTTTACAATACTAAGGCAGATAGATTAGCAAACCATAAAAACAATATAGATGAATAAAGAAAAAAACTACATAGCTAGTAGTATAAAAAAAGTTACAACACAATATGGTGATTTGTTTAATGCAAACATAAAATTAGATGACCTTAAAAAAATAGAAAAAAAAGGTTGGGTGAGTATAACAATAGCAGAACGTAGAGAACCATCAGAAAAAGGTGCAACACATTATGCATATGAGAACACATATGAACCTAAAGACCCTGTAGAAAAATTAGTACAAAATAATCAGGATGACTTACCATTCTAAACCTTCTTATTATTCTATATTACCTGCTGAGGTAAGGTATGATACAAACCTTACTGCAAATGCTAAATTATTATATAGTGAGATAACTGCTTTGACAAATGCTACTGGTTACTGTTATGCAACTAATGGTTACTTTGCTAGTCTATATGGTAAATCAAAGGTTACGATATCTAAGTGGATCAGAGAACTAGCAGAAAACAATTATATACAAATAGAATTTACATACAGAGAAGGTACTAAAGAAATAGATCACAGGTATATAACAATTCTTAAAGGGGGTATTAAAGAAAAGTTAAATACCCTCTTAAAGAAAACTTTAAAGAATAATAATACAAGTAATAATACTACAAGTATAATAAAAGAAAAAATATATAAAAAAGAAAAATTTGTAAAACCTACAATAGAAGAAATACAAGAATATTGTAACGAAAGAAAAAATAATATTGATGCAGAAAACTTCTTTGCATTTTATGAAGCAAGAGGTTGGATGATTGGTAAAAACAAAATGAAGAACTGGAAGATGTGTATGATTACTTGGGAGAAAAATAATAAAACAAATACAAGTATGTCAAAGATTGACATCCAACTTAACGAATATAACAAAGGCAAACAATTATTATGAAAGAAAAACTATATGACATCATTGCAAGAACATCAATAGAACTTGGCTTAAAAACTGATGGTAAGACATTAGCAGTTCTGACAAAGACTTTTGCGTTTGATTTAGAAACAGATAAAAGATTCAAAAGATTGTCACTAGAGGATGTTGACACTGCATTTAGATTAGGTGTAAGACTTGACACAAAGGATAGTTTTTTAAATATAAGAACTTTTTATAGGTGGTGTTTGACACACAAGCAGAGGTTACAAGACGCTTATTATGAGGTACATACCTTAGGAGCTGATCCAAACAAAGTACCTTATTATAAGAAAAATTTATTAACTTTATAAAATTAAATTTAAGTATGTTGATGATTTTTTTATTACTTCTTGGTATTGGTTTCTTAACCATAGTAGGTATATGTATGGTAGAAATACTTATACAAAAGGGTGAGAATGAAAAGTTAGCAGAAAATATAGACAAGATAGAACCAAAGCACAAAACAATTACAGGTGCATTATATAGAGATAGAAAAAATGACAAAAAAAATTCCTGATTATTATATAGGTAAATATCATAAGTACGAAGCTAGAAAAGTCATAGAAGATTTTGACTTATCTTATAATTTAGGCACTGCTACAAGTTACATACTACGTTGCTCTAGGAAGCATAGTAGTCCAGTGGATTGTATAAGAAAAGCAATAGCACACTTAGAATTTGAATTAGATAAAATAGAATTTACAAATGAGCAAGATTGGAAAAATAAAAACATCTGAAAGAAAAGACCATAGAGGTGGAGGTTATAGCAGAAGGAAGTTTTCTGACAGTGAAGCTAAACTTATAAGAAAAGAATATGAAGAGGGGGCAGGGGGGTCTGTTACACAAATGGCAAAGAAATATAATGTTTCTCAACCACTTATGTATCAGTTACTTAATTATGTAACCTATAATGAATAAAGAAGCTAGAGTTCAGTCAGCGTTTTGTGACTACTTAAAACTAGCTTATCCTAAAGTAAGATACTGTGCAAGTCTCGGTGGTATCAGAACATCAATGAAACAAGCAATACTAGCTAAGCGTACTGGTTATGTAAAAGGTTTCCCAGATTTACAAATACTAAAAGTAAATAAAAAATATGCAGGTTGTTTTTTAGAAATAAAAGCAGATAAAAAATCTTACCCAACTAAAGAACAAAAAGAGTGGGTAGCATTTTTAAATGATGAAGGTTACTTTGCAAAAGTTGTCAAAGGTTTGGATGAGTGCATTGAAACTGCTGAATGGTACTTGAAACTGCCCTGAAACTGCTGTGAAACTGCTGGACATTTTCTAAGGGTGGAGTACGGAGCCTGATTTATTCTGTAAGCCTTCTACCACTCTTTAAAATTGTTTATAACTTTTTTTATCATTTATGTAAGTTTGTTTAGTATTTATTTATTATATTTGCATATAACTTTAAAATAAAATTATGAAAACAAAAACAATTTTAGAAGTATATAATGATTATGATTCTAATTTTTCATATCAAGATTATAAAGAAAATATAAATAATCTTGCAAGTGAATTAGATATAATTATATTTAACCAAAATGATAAGTTTGACAATATTATTTCTGATTTGCAAAAAACAAAATATTGTACAAATCATAAAGATAGTTATAAGAATAGTATAACTATTGATTGCGTTGGATATTCTCAAGGTGATTGGGATAGATATACGATATATTATAATGATATGACAAATGACTTGAAATACCTTTGCAAATTATTAAAAAGGTTATTTACTCATAAAAATGATTATTTAATTAAAGAAATAGAATTGTTAGATTCAGGTCATTCAAAAGTCATTAACACTCATTCTATAATGATAAATTACATAGAGTTTCCTACTAACAAAGATATTAAAGAAACAATAAACCATTATGGTATAGGTCATTATGACGAAATAATATTTAATAATAACTAAAACAATAATAAAATGATAAATAATGAACATTTAAAAAAGTGTGAACAAATAATTAATAATTCACACAAAAAAGCAACTCCTCTTTACACAGCAACTGATATAGAAACTAAGATCAATACATATGTAGATTGGTTTTTTGATGAGTGTGGAGATCCTAAAGATGAGTTAAGATATTTAATGCAATTAATATTAGATAGTGAAGGTAAAGCGAAGGAGGATTTACTAGACGTTTTATCTTACTATACAATGAGTTATTAATATGGATTACGATAACTATAAACTATCTCTAGATGATAATGAACCGTATGTTAGTAGGTGTTGTGGTAACGAAGTGTATGAAGTGTATGATTCTAAGTATGAAGAATATAAAACAATATGCGATGAATGTAATTCATATTGCGACATATTACTTGATTATGAATATCAACAAGTAAGAGCAGAACAGATAGCTGATGAGATGTATGAAGAAAATAAACTTAATAACTAAAAACAAAAACAATGTCTTATTTAATATTACCAAAAAAAGTTTTTAATAGTCCACTAATTGAATATGCAAATTTTGAGGATCAAAGTTTTGTAAATTTAATTAGGTTAAATAAACCTTATGCAAATGGAATATCATATGCAGTATATGAAACTACAAACAATGCATTTTGTTCAAATGGATTATTTAAAACATATGAGAAAGCAAAACTAAAATTTGAATTAATGATTAAGAATCATTCTTATCAATCTAAAGTTAGAGTAAGAAATAAAATTAATAATTAAAAACAAAAACAAATGAAAAAAAAAGATTTACTACAAGATTGGGAGATCGGTCAACGAATATATTACGAACTATTTAATCGTTCAGAAATAGAGGAAAAGTATTCTGATTGGTTTTCTAATGATATAGATGTAATTGAAAAAACATTACACTATCTGGATAAAAGTCAGATGATTTATGAACTTATTCAAGATGAATTAAAATACCGAACAGATGATTCAATTGAAGAACTTAAACAAACAATAATGCATATACAGAAATTAATATTTATGCGTGTGTGTAATTACTAAATTTTAATAACTAAAAACAAAAACAAATGATAAAATATATTGTAATAATATTTATGTTTATTGGATCATGTAAAGTAAAAAAAACTAATGATAAAATAAGATGTTGCGACAAAGATACTGCTCATGCATTGTGGAATTGTGGTAATGACATAGAATATAAGTACAAAGAATTATTAACTAAAAACAAAAACAAATGAAAACAAAAACAAATAACAATTTTGATAGTAGACTTAAAGATATAATGGGTACTGCTGATTTTGAAAAAGCAATAAAAGATACTGAATTTGCAGTAGACTTTGGTGGCTTTTATGAATCAATTCATACTCAATATATTGATACATATATTGACGATCTAAATATTAATTGGGAATATGTAGATTATAAAAAAACATATGAAAATTATGCTAAGTGTTTTGTTGATTACCTCAACTTCTCACTTAACATGAAATTAAAATATGTTGAGTTGGATAGTCCAAAATATTATAATTATAGAAACGATAAAATTATTGTAAGTATCAACGAAATAGATAAATATAATCTAATTCAAAAGTACAGAAACGATGATGATTTTGTTAAGTGGGTTAATGAAGCAAGTGCAAGTAAATCTGGATTTATCTCCTTCTGTTCAGGTATAGATAACTTGATTAATGAACAGGAATTATTACTAGAATATATATTTACTTATATATTATGGAATGAGGAAGAATATGAGTTTGTATTACATGATATAAATTCAATAGATTTTCATATGGATGATATTGAAGTAGTAATGCAAAAAGATAAGTTATGAGTAAAGGAGGAATGCCACTACATGATTTTAGTGATTTTACATATACTTTTATGGTTATATTAGCACTTTTTTTTGGAGGGTGTTTTTAATAAACCATAGGGGGTATGGGGGGTACTAAGGGGGGGTAGGTATAAATAATAATTATAGTAACTTAAAACAAATAAAAACAATGAAAACAATAAAAATTAGTACAGACGAAGCAAAGGAGTTAATACATGATTATAAGAATCAGATATTCACTTGTAAGTTTGTCAAAAAAGATGGATCTCATCGTATAATGAATGCAAGACTCGGAGTAAAGAAGGGAGTTAAGGGAGTTGGATTAAATTACGATCCAAACGATTATAATCATATAATAGCTTATGATTTAAAAAATGATGGATTTAGGACGATTAATATAAATACTTTGTTATATTTGCGAACCAATAAGAAGAAGTACACAATCGTGTAACTTAATTATTTTTCATAATAGGTTTTGAAAAGTGTAGGAATAATTTTTCTACACTTTTTTTTTATTATAATCGTTTTGCGAAACTGCACGAAACTGCTCCGAAACTGCTATGAAACTGCGTGAGATTTATTGACAGATCATCCTTCGTAACCTTTCTACCCTATTCATTAACAAATATTTAACGTCAAATTGTCAGATAAAAAAAGTTTTATTTATTGTATAAAATTGAAATTCTTTTTATATTTGTATCAATTAATTAACAAAAACAAAAACAAAATGCAAACTAAATTTTTTAAATCATACAAAGACGCTAACAATTTTATAGCTAAAAATATTAATATCTATAATTGTAAGTTAACAAAATTATATAATAGAGATATTTATATAAATAATATAGATAATTATAAAGTTGAATTTAAAACAATAAAAAAATGAAATTAAAAAAATTCTATTTAAAAAAATATTCTAATGATAAATTAGGCAACGAAATAAACCCGAACGCAACTTTCGTAGGTTTGTTAGATATTCTTTATACTAATAATTGCGTTTATAATTATATTTGTATTGATGATAGTATTATAAGAGAACGTCTATTTAAAGAACTAGCAAATATATTAAATAAAGACTATCAATATATATATAATTTATGGTTAAATTATCATCGTCAATTAAAAATTGTTTAATCATGTTTTATATTATATTTTTTACACTAATATTTTATATGTATATTGACGCATACAAGCAAGGAATGACACACGACAATGAAACAAATAAAAAAATTTAATTATATTTACTTAACTAAACAAAAAACAAAATTATGAAAACAACTAAACGTATTAAAGATTTATCTCTAGCAATGGCTAAAGAGGATATTGAAAACAGCACTTTTTGGACTGATAAAGATAAAGATCAACTTACAAATTGGAACGCCGAAACACTAACAAAGATAAAAAACGCTTTATTAAATGGTAGATTTTATGCTAGTGTTCAAAGTGTTTCAAGAAGTGGAATGAGTCGCAAAATAAAACTCGGCTACATTTATAAAAACAGATTGCACATCATAAGAGATAAATTTATTTTGTCTTTAGCTGGTTGCAACGCAAAAGGCTCAATTAGTGGTTGTGGGATGGATATGTTATTCCATGCCCAATATACATTATTCCAAAACTTACATAATAATTATGAAGAAGCAAACTACTCGAAAAGAATGAAACAATACAATAATTTTTAATAACTAAACTAAACTAAACTAAACATGAATATTTACAGAAACAATCAAGGTTTTATAATCATTGAGGACATATTGGGAGGAGAATATAAAAGCAAGAGTTATTTATATTACACCAAGCAACAAGCAATAAAAAATTTTAAGGAACACTATAAAAAATATTATCATAAAAACGGACGCAAAAAACTAATTTAAATAATTAATACATATAATAAATAAAAGGAGTTTAAACGCTCCTTTTTTTTTGTCTAGTAGTCAACTATTAATTAATATTTTTAACACATTAAACGGTTTAAAAAGTATCTTATTTAGTTTGATATCTAGTTTAGTTTGTTTTATATTATTGTGTTTATATGGTGGCTTACTCTTTTTCTTACACTTTACCAGATTTTCACACACATTTTTAAAAAAAAGACTAAAAAAAAACAAAAAGAATATTTTTTTTTGTGTCATTGTGTCATATTTTTTGATTGTCAAAAACAATTCCGTCAAAATGCAATGCCCTAGCTTATAACCCCACACACATACACACACCAGATCCAAGTTCAATTTTATAAAGTCTATATTTTGGTATTAAATGTGTTCATTGCGATATGAGCAATACACATTCTATAAGAAGTTGGAAGGTACAATAATTATTTGATATTTAAAAGTAATATTGTGAAGTTTAAGTTTCTGTAAGGGAATTGATTGTGTGATTCATTTATTTTTATTTATATTGTAGCTAGAAATAAATTGTATAATTATATTAACTTCAATTTTATAAAAAATATTACATGGCAAATTTAACAGTAACAGTTTCAGAAAGTGTAACCTTGAATGGTTCAGTAAGGGGTAACACCAATGAGTTAACAATAACAGGTATAGAACAGGTTTTAGAACGTATAGTAACAATACCTGCAAGTGCAGACACAACGGTACTATTAACAAAAGCAACAGTAGCTAGTTCAGACGGTGCAATAGATATACAAGACACTAAATATATAAGAATAACTAATTTAGATTCTACCAATAGTGTGACCTTATCTTTACAAATAGATGCAGGTGAAAGTGATACTGCAGCAGATGAAAGTTGTTCATTACTTTTAGAAGCAGGTAAAACTTTTATGATGGGAACACCACATGATTCTATTGGTGTAAATGATTCTTCAGCAACTATAACATCAGCACACGATTTAGAAAGTATAGTGGTAGATAGTGGTGGAAATACAGTTCAACTAGAAGTATTTGCAGCAGGTTCTTAATAAAAATATACGATATGCCTTGTTATAAATGTGAAAATGGAAAGTATAAGTTTGGGTTGAGTGGTGCTTGTACCTACGATACCAAAGCACAATGCGAAGCAGCAAACAAAGATTACTATGCAGAGCAGACTTATGATGACTATCCACAATCTGCAAGTAACAATGCAAAACGTGCAATAAAATATAAAGAAGAAAACGGCAGTTCTTGTGGAACGCAAGTAGGATGGACAAGAGCAAGACAGTTAGCAAATAGAGAAGCACTAACAAGAAGCACGATAGCAAGGATGGCTAGTTTTAAAAGGCATCAGCAACACAAAGACGTACCTTATGACGAAGGTTGTGGAGGCATAATGTGGGATGCTTGGGGAGGGAGCAGTGGAGTAGAGTGGGCAATAAGAAAATTAGAACAAATAGATAAAGAAAGAAAAGCGATGGTAGATGAAGAAAAAGAAACAGATGTTATCTTCAACCAAGAGAAGGTAGAAATCAGTGAGAGAATAAAGAAGGCACTAAAGAACAAAATGGAAAAACACAATGAGGATGTCAAAGACTTGAAGAAAGATTGGAATCCAAAAGTAACAATGGCAAAACTTGAGAAGTGTTTTAGAAGAGGAGTAGGTGCATACTATACAAATCCAGAATCAGTAAGAGAAGGAGTAACAGGGCCTGATCAGTGGGCGTTAGCTCGTTGTAATTCTTTCCTTTATGCATTGAGGAATGGAAGGTATAGAAGTGGTAAGCATGATACCGATTTATTACCAGAAGGACATCCAATGAGAAACACAAAAAAAGAAGTACAAAAAAATATGGACAAAGAAAAAAAATATTACAGCGACCCTAGTCACGATTTACACATAGATATATCAGATATGCAGATGGCAAAACTTCATGGAGAAGGAATGCTTGAGATGATGCATGAAGAAAATGGTGAGGAATATTCTATAAAATTAACTTACAACATGAAAGAGAAAGAAGTTGAGATTAAAGAAGAAGAAGTAAAGGAAGATATGAATTATGTATTTGACAGACTACTTAACAAACTTAAAAATGACATTTAAAAAAGGAGATGTAAGACCAGTATTAGCTGGTAGGAAAAGCAAAATAAAAACACCACTAGCAACTGAGATGTCAAGAAAGACAATAGCTCATGCACTAGAAGGTCATAGTTTTAAAATTAAGATGGCACTAGATAGAATCTTTGAAGAAGATGCAAAGCTATACATAGATGCAATATCAAAACTTATGAATTATGCTGTACCTAAATTATCATCTACCGAAATAAAAGACAACACATCTAAAAAGATAGAAGTAAAATTAGGTAAAGACGCAACTGTTGATGATATAAGAAAACAGTTAGAAGATATAAAAGATTTAGATGAGTAATAAAGAGTTGCATTTCGCATTAGAAAAGAAACTATGCGAGATGTCTTTTTACGATTTTTTTAAGAAGGCGTGGCATATTGTAGAACCCTCTATTCCCTTATCTACGAATTGGCATCATCAATATCTTTGTGATACTTTGCAAAAAGAGTGCGAGAGAATCATAGAAGGTAAGAATAAAACCAAAGATATTATTGTCAATGTTCCTTTTAGAAGCACCAAGTCTCTCCTAGTCACAGTGATGTTTCCTGTGTGGTGCTGGATAAAAGACCCACGCCTACGATTTATCACTGCTTCTTACTCAGCGTCACTATCAATAGAACACGCAACAAGGAGCAGAGATATAATCTTTAGTGAATGGTTTAAAGAAAGATGGGGAGAAGTATTCGTGATCAAGAAAGATCAAAACCTCAAAGAAAGATATGAGAACACACATTTGGGTGTAAGAAGAGCTACATCAGTTGGTGGAACTGTTACTGGACAGGGAGGTGATTTCTTAATAGTGGATGATCCAGTATCACCTCAAAACGCAGCAAGTAACACAGAGAGAGAAAATGCTAACGAGTGGTATCGAACTACATTTTACTCTCGATTGAATAATCCAAAGACAGGGGTAAGAATAATTATCATGCAAAGAATACATGAGAATGATTTGAGTGGCTTCTTGCTTGACAGAGAAACAAGACTTAATTACAATCACATCTGCATACCAGCAACAGAGGATGGTAATGTCAAACCAAAGAAACTAATTCAATTTTATGAAGATGGATATTTTTGGAAAGAAAGATTTGGTAAAGAAGTTTTAGATGATTACAAAACTGCTTTGGGTACTTATGGTTATGCAGGTCAGCTTATGCAAACACCAACACCAATAGATAGTGGTATGATAAAATCAAGTTGGTTTAAAATATCAAAACACAAAGTAGAAGATGCAACAATAAATTTTGTGATAGACCCAGCATATACTGCAAATCAAAAGAATGACCCCTCAGCATTACTAGCATATATATACAAAAACAATGTTTGGCAAATCGTAGATTGTATCAATGTACATAAAGAGTTCCCAGAACTTGTCAGATATATACCACAGTGGGTACAGAAGAATGGCTACACACCACAGTCAAGAATATTTGTAGAACCTAAAGCATCAGGTAAATCAATAGTGCAAACACTAATTAGAGAAACAGGTTTGAATATAAGAGAAGATAAGCCACCAACAAAAGATAAAGTAGCAAGAGTACAAGATATATCTGCTACACTTGAGTCAGGTAGAGTGAGTTTACTTGCTGGAAGTTGGAATGAAACATTTTTAGATCAATTATCCAAGTTTCCCTCAGCAAAGCATGATGATATGGTAGATTGTTTAGTTATGGCAATCAACAGAGAAATATGGTCAAATAAGGGGTCAGTAGTATATTTTTCTTAAAATTACTTGCATTTGTTAGCTTTTTTTTGTATCACTTACAGATATTAGGAATTTTAGCGATATTTTTTTTATATTATTGCATAATATTAAATTTTTAAGAAATATTATGAATATCAAAGATATTTATGCAGTAAATAAAAAGCACAAGGTATTACTTAATAAATACATAGTATATGTAAAAAAAGTAGCGTATTTTGCTACTGAGGATAGTAAACTAGGTAAATTTAAGGAGTATCACGATATTTTAGAAACAATAATAGCATATTCTAATAATTTCTATGAATCAATAAAAAGTAACGAACAATTAAAAGCAGAGTTTGCATATATTATACCAAATCTGGTTTTATACATGACTATTGGTTTTATGACAGGATTAAAGAACAAATCTAATGAATATGATTTGATTATGTTAATTGATAGACTAACAAGAAAGACAGAAGCACTAACTGCTGAGATTACCGATATACTACATGAAGATTTAAAAATTTTAGATATAGAAGAAATAATATAATAAACAAAAATGGTAGAAATACAAATACAAGACAAAAAATATGAAATACCAACTGAGTGGAAAGACATAACACTTGAGTGGTGGTGTGGATTATATACAATAATACAAAAACACACAAATGTAAAACTAGATGAAAAGAAAAATGATGTGACATATGACAAACAAAATGAAGTGGATGTCCTTAGGATGAACAGAGATGTTTTTAAATATTTAACAGGTGTCAATGACAATATGTTACAGAACTTAGATTTAGACAGTGTTAACAAAGCAGTAGCCACTGTTTCAGACTTGTTGGAAGAGTATAAACCAACTGGCATACAAAGTTTTAAGTTTGAAGGAGAAACATATTTTTTTCCAAAAGAATTTTTAAAACGCAACACTTTTGGAGATTATATTGAAGCTACTCAGCTTGATGCAACAATAGAAATTATGAAACATGGTAAGTTTGATATATTACCAGAACAGATGGCTATACTGTGCAGAACGCTAACTGAAAAATATGATGATGATGTTATTGGAGAGAAAACAGATAAATTTAAAAAATTAACAATGGACATCGTTTGGGAGTTCAGTTTTTTTTTGACTATGCAAAGCGTCAGATTAACAAAAACTTTCCAAACGTATTTGGTGGGGGATCAAAAGGAGGTATCAGAACCAGTAAAGGAAGAATCTCTACAGAAGGACTCTATAAAAAGTACATCAGACCTTATGGTTGGTTAAATAGTTTATATATGGTAGCAGAGAAAGGTATTTTTAAAGAAGAAGGATATAATGAAATAGATAGCGTAAAAAGAGCTAATCTATACAAAGTATTAACGTATTTGAGTTGGAATACTGCAAAGAATGATTATGAGATAGCAGTAAATGATAAAATCAACAACCCAAATAAAGTAATGTAACATAATGGCAATAACAAGATTAAAAGACATAGTAACAGTATTTCAGGATAAATGGACATATGGTGATAGTAGATTTGGCTATGAAAGTGAAATCAATGAAACTCATAATACTGTTTATCCAGCAATGATTATACAACCACCTGAATCTATAATGCCTGATATATATAATGGTAGAGAAGAGTTTGAGTTTGAAGTAAACTTTTATAATCTTTATCAACAAGCAGCACAGTCTGCTGTCACTCTGCAACATAGATGGGATAACCTACAAGACTTAGCTACAGAGTGGATGGATTTAGTTTTAAAAAATTTTCAAGATGCAACAGTACAGGTTTATCTAAACGATGAAAGCATAGAGTTTGAAAGAGTCAAAGAGGTGGCAAATGATAGATTAGTGCAGATTAAATTATTGTTTACAATGTCTGCATTTACAAAATGCTTTAGACCAGTAAGTAATTATCCATCTGACTTTAGTGATTTAGTAGTTTGGCTAAGAGCAGATAGTGGTGTAACATTTGATATTGCAACACAACAAGTAAGTGCTTGGGCAGATTATTCTGGCAACTCTAATAGTGTAGCTCAAGCTACAAGTGCTAGTCAACCACTGAGAATAGGATATGATGGTGCTAATGACAAAGCAAGAATTAATTTTAATGGTACTTCACACATATTAACATCTAACAACAATGCACCAATAACAGCCAATGATTATACAATACTTAGTGTTTTTAAATATACTGATTTAAGCAACATAAGTCAAAGGGTTTTTTCTATAAGAGAAACTACAGATAGAGTTTTATTTGGTTTGGATAGCACTGGTAGAATATTTTTTAAGAGTATAGACGATGAAGGTAATCAAGGTCAAGTCTTGTCTGATGCATCTGAACTAATGAGTGATTTTAATATTGCTATGGCTCAATGTAAAAAAGTAACAGGAGGTAGTGACTTAACAGTACAATTTAACAATAACGCTAGTGTAACAACTAATGTAGCAAACTTTAATAACAATGACACTGGGTTTGATGACGCTGTCTTTGTAATAGGTGGTGCTTCTAATTTGACTTCCACTACATATCTAAAAGGTGATTTGTGTGAATTAATAGTATTCAACAGAGCTTTGAACACTACGGAATTAGCAACAGTAAAAGATTATTTAAATAACAAATACAGAATATACTAAGATGGGTACAATAATAAAAGCAGGGACTGCACTAACATTAAGAATAGAACCTAGAGTAACAAGCACAGATTATCCTGACAGTGACGAGAATCATTTAGTAAGTGCTAATTTACCCATACCAATACAGGTGACATGGTCAGGTACAGGAGTTACAGGCACATATCAACCACAGGCAGAGGGTGATGTAGTTAATGTAATTTTAGAAGTGTTTATGGGTAATAAGTTTGGTGTCAATCAAGGTCTTAGTGCAAATTATGATATGCTTAAGATAGCAGAAGTAAGTAAGTCAAGAGATTTGCCTTTTGTTTTTCAAGACACAGGTAAGTTTGCAAATCAAACAGCAGATAGACAATTTTTTAGTTTTGATATACAATCTATATGTGCTGACTTATTGTCTTACACACTTGCACCAATAAAACAAGGCACAATACAATCTTTTGGTGGTGGATATGGTGGTTACAATGGAGATGTATCTTCTTATCTGCAAGGTAACGCACAGCCATACATGAACTCATTAGGAGCATTTAGATTTATAGATTTTAGAGTTAAAGCAGAAGTGTTTGATGCAAATGGTGATTTGACTGTAGCTACAGTAAGTGCTGGTAGTTCCACCATTGATTATATAGATGGTTTAACATTTTGTATTATTAATGCTGTACCACAATGGACTGACATACATAGATTAAATAAATACTCTATAAGTGGTGCTGCATCAAGCACAACTCAAAAGTTTTTATCTTACTGTCCAAACGCAGTCGGTTCAGGAACACCATCATACAGAAAACCTGTGAGATTATCACATCAAGCAGAATGGTTGCATTTTTTTATTTTAGAAGGTTTTGCAACAGGAGGTAGTAATGCAACTACAAACATTAGAATTAAAATAACAACAAGTGATAGTAATACAGCAAATCTAACTGATTTTAAAAATTTAATAACAGATGAAGATGGTACTAGCATCGTAACAACAGGTACAAGTGCAACTTACAAAGCGTATTGTATTCAGAACGTATCTGTAACACATATAAATAGTGTAACTCCAAATACTATAACAGATAGCACTGTGTGGTACAAAGCACAGTTAGAAATAGATACATCTTCAGCAGGTTCATACGAAATCACAGAAGAAAGACATTTTGTTATAGATAGGCAACCAGCAAAACCTGCATATGATTTTGTGCGTTTTCATTGGCTAAATAGACTTGGTGGTATAGATAGCTATACTTGCACAAGAGATGTAGCAGAAAGTATTAGTGTTTCTAAAAATACATATGAGCAAAGAACTAATCAAAGAATGTTCATAGAAGAAGATATTACTCCTCCAAACTATGGTAACGGTTTAACGACAAACACAAACAGAGTAGATACGAATTTTTCAAATACTTATCAAGAGAGTGTAAGAGTATTAAATGTAGATGCCACTAAGAATGATTCTGTTTATACAGAGCCAATGAACAAGATAGAAGCAGATTGGTTAAGTGAACTAATCACATCACCATCTGTTTGGATAGAATTAGAAAATGATGCCAGTACAAGAGCAAATTCTATTAGTAATAGTATGCACCCATCGACAAAAGATTACTTTCCAGTAATCATCACAAATAGTTCTGTTGAAACTGTCAATCAAGAGCAAGGGCTTGTAAAATTTAACATTGAATACACACATTCTCATAAGATAAATACACAGAGAAACTAAATGGCAAATAAAAAAGTACAAATTGAAGTTTTTGATTTTACCAGTGGAGATAGTGTGCAAAGTATTTCTATTGTAGATGGAGGTGAGTTTATAGACACTCCTGTTGTTATTATAGATAATGGTTCAGGTCAACCTAATCCAATAACAAGTGCTACAGTATCGGTAACTACAAGTGGTGCTGGTACAGTTGCAAGTCCTTTTGTAATTACAGGTCTGACTATAACAAATGCAGGTAGTGGGTATTTAAGTACAGTTAGAGTTTTAGTTACTACTACATCAGGAGGTTCAGGTGTGTTGACAGATGCAATATTACAAGCTAACTTAGATACTGGTGTCATAGGTTTTTTAGACATAACAGATAGTCAAAACTTTCCTTTGTCAATGAACTTTACTATATCAGATGGTAAAGAATTAGAAAGTAGATTTGGAGATTTTTCTAAAACCTTTGAAGTACCTGCAACAAAAAACAACAATAGATTATTTAGACACATATACAGAGCAGATATAGTTAATA